GAAAAATGAATGCTGCCTCATCAGATTGGACTAGATTGCGCAATCATATTTCTCAGTTTAGAAATATATTCGCAGGCGATCAAGAAAAATTTGACAAGAGGCACAAGTCTTACATGTTTAGAAATTGTGCAGAAGTGTTCTATAGAATAGCTCTTGCGTGGGGCTACTCGGAAGAGCATGCAACCATTGTATTCAATTTAATTTATTCATTGTGTTATAATCTGATTGAGTTTAACGGAGACTTTTTCCTAGCTTTTGGAAGCTTAGGATCTGGTATTTTCGTGACTTTGATTATAAATTCCATGATACATAGTTTATTGTTTAGAATGGCGTTTTTCTTTTGCAAATCTAAGAATGGTGATGAACTTACTTCTTTTAGAAGCGAAGTTGCTGTAGCGTTTGTCGGAGACGACAACGTTGGAGGAACTTCCTATGAAAAGTTTGATCAACACTTCATTAGAGATGCAATGGCGCAATTTGGCTACGTGTACACTGCTCCTACTAAAGATAAGCCCTTAGGTTTATGGGATTCTTTGGAAGAAGCAACCTTTTTGAAAAGAAAGTTTGTGTATGATGCTCAGGTTGGAAGATGTTATGCTCCGATTGAAAAGGCGTCCATCTATAAGCCATTTTGTTGGCAAATGGAAGATGCTCAGATTTCGGAAGGAGAGCGATTGTTCGCCGTGGCAGGAAATGCGCAGAGAGAAGCGTTTCTACACGGAAAAGAGTTTTTTGAAGAAATCAAGGCATTGATTTCCAAAGTTTTTGATGAGAAAAACTTAACCTATCCTTCTTTCTCGTGGGAGGACCTACTAGTGGAGTACAATGCTGATACTTACACTACGTGGGATTGCTGACGAGAGCCCCGTGTCCTAGGTATCCAGGACACGTTAATAACAAAAGGAACCGAGAATGATTGGTTACGGAATTGTATATATTTTGGTGATAGTTCCAATATGATTTACGCTTTCATTCTTGAAAGAAGACGACTTCAGGGTCGATGCTATTTAGTAGAGTGCTTCGATAAACTCAGATCTAGAGCGAGAAACAAAGGTATAACTCTTGCTCGAAGAAACTTACCTACTGATTTTAAATCGAATGCTGACGTCACAGCTGAAAATGACGAACAAATGACTACCAACTTCGCGCTTGTTGCCCAAGTTGATACGTCAACACCCGAACCATCTCATCCTAATGATAAGAGAAGGTTTGAATCCCCCCAAGTATCCTTGAGTACTTTCTTGAATAGGCCCGTTAAAATGGGCACTTTCGATTGGACTCCAAGCGGATTAACATTTCCTAATTTTCGTCTTCTTGACGCCTGGATGACGGCTCAAGAAGAGAAATTGAAAGGATTTAGATACTTTACAGGCGACATAATGATCAAAGTTGTGGTTCAAGGTAATCCATTTTCATATGGAAAACTACTTATCGCTTTTGATCCTTATGCTGGTTCAGATACGTATGGAAGGTTCCAAGCGTCTGTTACGAAAGCCATTCCCAGGCCCACTTTTGCGGGACAGTTTTTAACTTTACCGCATATGGAAATTGATCCTTCTCTTTCGAAGACCTACGAGATAAAGCTACCGCTTTGTTCTACGATAGGATATCGAGATCGATCATTTTTTGCTCAATCGAATGGCACACATCAGACTGATTGGACTTTTATGTCTCTAGTTATGAATCCTTTATTGACTGCTAATGCAGGTGTTCCACCAAATATTAACTTAAACGTTTTTATGTGGTTAGAGAATATCCAAATGGCAGTTCCGATTCATAAGTATGAGGGTAAAACGGTTCCACACGAAGCAACCAAGGAAGGAGCAGTTTCAGCGTTGCTTGGAAAGGTTTCCAAGGCCGCTACTCTGGCTTCAAGCGTTCCGGGGATGGCGCCTTATGCGTCCCCATTTGCAGCAGCCGCGTCGATGGCGGGGAGTCTTGCCTCAACTTTTGGTTTTTCATCTCCTTCTATACTTGAAGTTGAAGCTCCTTATACTCAAAGGAGAGTTGGTGATACGTCCACTTTTGACCACCGCGACCCTTCTGTTAAGTTGTCCAACTCCTTGGCTCAGGCTCTTTCGATTGATGCTGTTGCTGCCGGGGTTGGGGCTGATGATGATATGCTTATATCCACATTTGTCAGTAGACCTGGATTTCTTAAATCTATCTTCTGGCCTGTTGGAACTAGCAATCCATTGTTGGCATCGTATACCAACATATCTCCCTCACTATCCCCTAGTATAGGACCAAATGGAGAAGTTTTTATGACTCCATTAGGTTTTTTGACTAGTGCTTTCGATTTATGGACAGGACCTTTGATTCTTACTG